CGCCACCAGGAACGCGATGGGCAAGCGGCCGATGTTGGCCCGTGTCGGGGGGAACGGCTGACCGTTCTCCAACACGTCCCAGTCCATCAGCAGCTTCTCCAACAGGTCGGCCAGGGCGCGACCGCCACCGTTCGCATCGTCCATCACCTGGGCTTCAAGCTCAGGTGTATAGGCGTGCTTGTCGTAGGTGACGTTCACGACCTCGTCTTCCCATTCCACCTTCACGTCGGCGGCGTGACCCGCCAACAGTTCCTTCAGGTCCATCGTTCGCCCCTTTCTGGACCTCTCTTACCAAGCACCCGTGCTGGTGTTGTCCAGCGACACTTCGCAGACACCCGGCAGTGCGCCGGTCATGTTCTGCTGGATGCCGGTGAACGAGACGGTGTAGGCGTACACGCCGTCCTGGTCGCCTAGCTCGGACACACCGGACACCGTGGTCGACGTGTTGACGACCAGGTTGCAGACCGAACCGTTGATGGTGCCTCCTGCCGCGTTGATGGACAGGAACCCCAACGTTCCGGCACGCAGCTGTGCCACGAACGCCATCCCGTTCGTGTCTGCCTCGATGGTCACATCGGCGGACACTTCCGGCACCGCTTCGATGGTGGCGACGTAGCTGGTCTGCGCCGAGTCCACGACCCACAACGGGTTGAACCGGCCGGTCACGCCCCAGTTCGCACTGAGGACGCGGGTCAGCTTGGTCACGCCGATACCGGCGAACGTCGCGTCGTAGAAGACCGAGACCACCTGTGGCAAGACCGGCGACACCGTCTGCGCTGCCCCGGTGCCCCACGCGGCCGTGTTGGTGGTGAACCCTCGACCGAAGGCAGAACCGGACATCCCGATGGCGTCCCTGGTGAACGACAGGTTCAACTCGTTCATCTGGGTCATCACCGTCTGTTCCCAGCGGGTGCTGGTTTCACCTTTCTGGGCCGTGAAGGTCTTCACGGTGTCGACCGAGCCGGTGTTCAGCTTGAACTTGTGGTTCTTGACCGTGTTCGTGACGTTGCCCATCACCGACAGAAACATCGGTTCGAGGTCTTCGTACGACGGGTTGTCGCTGCTGACCGACCACTGCGACCAGTCCTTGCCCAGCACGGCGATGGACGGGTACTTGATGCCCGAGGGCCGGATGGTGCGCGTTTCCAGCTGCGGGGTCAGGTTCATCCCGACCGTCATCAGCTGCTTGAACCCGGTCGTCTCGGCGGTGCCCGCGACCGCTTCGTCGGCGATCTGCAGAATCTGCGCTTGGGTTGCGCGTTCTGGCATGGCTAAGCACTCCCTTCGTCGTAGCTCGCCCCGTACAAGGCCAGGTCATCGGGAGACAACCCGCCGATGGTCACTTCGTAGACGCCGCCCAGTCCAACCATCGGGTCCCCGTCCGGTACCCCTTCACGGCTCGCCACTGGGTACTGCCGAAGGATGGCGATGGTGCGGCCATCGTTCGTGATGCCTTGTGCGTTGTGGACCTCTGTGTCGATGAAGTCGGCCATGCTGCGGACCGCGCCGAACGACCAGCCCCGTTCGAACGCCCGGACCACGTACCGGAACTTGGTGAGGACGCGGGACGCCACGACGCCCAGTCCCCAGATGTCGTTCGCATCCTGCATCGCGAACAGGTAGAAGGGTGGCTCGGCATCCTCGGGCGCGAAGCCACTGAACACCGGGATGTGCGACGGGCTATCGGACAGGATGTCGTACAGCATCTGCTCGACCAGGATGACTTCGTTGTCGGCCATCAGCCGCCCGCTTCCAGCCGCATCGCGAACATCGTCTCGTACTTGATGTGCTTGCCCATCGCGTACCGGGCGGCAGGACCCATGAACGGACGCGGCGCGATGTGCGACGTGCCGTGTTCGAGGAACCCCGCGTATTCGGACGACGCCACAATCAGTCCGCCGTCGGGGGTGCGGTAGCTGGCGATGGAGGCGAACAGCCCGCCGTACCAGTTGGCCGGTGGCTGGCCGGGTGCCGAGGCTTGGTGCGTGCCGCGCTTCGTCCGGTAGACGCGACCGGTCTTCGGCTGACGCAACAGAGACTCGCGAGCTTCGGTCACCACGTCATCCAGCACGGCATCGACCACCGCATCGACGGCCGCATCTACGTTTGGGGTCTTCGTAGTTACCGTCATCGTGAGAAACGTCATCCGACCAGCACCAATACCTTGCGCCCAGAGTCCTGAACGCCCTGGACGATACGGGATTTATCCCAGCTATGCACCCATCCGTGGCCCTCGGTTCCGCCGGGCACATGGATGCTGGAACCAGCACGATGCCAGGTCCGTGCATGACCGAGGGCCGTACCAGTGACCGGCGGCGGGGCGAACACCGCAGCACTGGCCGACCCCCGACCATGCGAACGCCCGCAGCCAAGAGCCAACGCTGTGACGGATGCGTTGGATAGGGACCGGCTACGGGCGCGGCCCACACCCGGCACGGTCGTGACCGCGACCGAACCAGAGACAGCACGGGTGTGGGCATAGCCACGGCCGCTGGCCGTGACGACCCCAAGCTGCGCCCAGGCAGCCTGAGCGGTACCGCGTGACCGACCCTGCGCCGACGCGGTGATGGTGAAGATGGCGATGGTCGCGGTCGCCCGGCCCTTCGACCGACCGGTACCGCTCGCCGCCAGGACCAGGACGCCGACCGACGACTGCCGACCGTGCGACCAGCCGGACCCGGCGTTCGTCGTGACCGAGATGGCCGTTGCACTGGCCCGTGCGCGGGACCGACCGGATGCAGCGTTCGCCGTCTGGGTCGGCACGACCGATGCGGTTGCCGGCCCTCGTCCACGGGCATACCCGGTCGATGGTGCAGCGGCTACGACACCGGGCGGAATCCACTGCGCGAGGGCGCGACCGCGTGCGCGACCCGTCGCGGTGGCAGCGGTGGTGGTGGTTGCAGCGACGGAAGAGGCTGCGCGTCCGTGTGACCAGGCTTGGGCGGTACCCGTGGCCGTGACCGAACCGGGAGGGACAGTGCCACGACCACGGGACCACCCCGCGGCAGACGCCTGCGGGAGTGAGAGTGCAGATGCTGCCGCACGTCCCCGTGACTGCCCAACAGCGGGGGACGCGGCGACGGCGATGGCACTTGCAACCCCTCGTCCGCGTGCCATCCCCGAAGCCGATGACGCCGACACGATGCGGGTGCCAGCGGAGGTAGCCGTGCCCTTGCCGCGACCGGTACCGGATACGACCGCGATGTCCGTGCCGGTGGATGTCGCTCGACCGCGCCCACGGCCCGCACCGGATGCGAAGCCGACGATGGGCGTCCCGACGGCCGATGCGAACCCGTGGGAACGAGCCGACGCGATGCCGGTCGGTATCTGCTGGCCGACACCGGATGCGCGACCGTGGCTCCACCCGTTCCCGGTGCCGGTGACCGTGACGGACGGAACGAACGATGTCGGTTGTGGTGAGGAACCGCGGCCACGTGACCACCCGTAAGCCGGGGCGGTCTGGATGGCCGACGCAGCCGCGGTCCCTCGTCCTTTGGACCGCCCGGATGCAGGGGCAACCGTGATGATGGGTACACCGGATGCCGTGCCGTACCCATGTGAGCGACCGTTCCCGCCGACGACCGGAATCTGCTGGGCCAGTGCCGTCGCGGTGCCACGTCCGCGACCGCTCGCCGTGTTCGCGACCGCGATGACAGCCTGGGTCGCCTGCGCCCGACCGTGCGACCAGCCAGCACCAGGGGTTGCCTCGACGACCAGCGATGTCGCGGCGGCGCGGCCACGACCGCGACCGGATGCAGCGTTGGCGGCCGTGATGACCGATGGCGACCCCGTGGCACGACCGTGTGACCAACCAGCACCGGGGGTTGCCGCAACGACCAGTGCCGAGGCCTTCGAAACGGCGTTCGACCGACCGCTGACGGGGTCCGCGGTGACAACGACGACCGCCGACAACAGCTTGATTTCGAGGACGACACCGCCCCAGCGGTTCGTGGTCGTGACCCACGTCATCGTGACCGTGGTGTCTTCACCGATACGGAACTCGGTCGCCAACGACACGTTCGGCGTGGTCGTCGTCGATTCGTCGCCCAGCATCGTGTAGCCGCCCGATGCATCGACCGTCGAAGACTCAACGGCGGCGTGCGCGAACGCGGCGTAGACCGCGTTGTTCACCGCATCGGCGAAGGCAGCCAGCGCAATCGAGCCAGTGCCGGTCGCCACCCCGCCCGTGGCCGACTGCACGACGGCGACCCCGGTCCCGTCAGCGGCGGTGTTCGAGAGTTCGTCTAGCACCCACTTCACCGCGGTGGGCGACCCGGTGGTGTTGATGGTCAATGCGCCGGTCGAGGCACCCGATGCCGCGTACCCGCGCCAGATAGATACGTCTACGTTGGCTGCCGACTCGTCGACCTGGACCCACGTCATGCCACCGCCGGTCACGCTGGCGACGGGGATAGTGCCCGCAGCGCGGGTGGCTATCGCTAGGAGGTAGAGCTTGTTGTTCAGGAAGGCATAGGACCCAGTCGTGAAGGCGGTCGCCGTTCCCGAGGCGTTGTCATCCGCACCCTTGAAACAGTTGATGGCGGTGATAGCCAGGAACGACGTTGGCTGGGACGCCGACGACCGAGCGCGAGCGCGACCTACCCCCGTACCGGTAACGGGTGGGGCGGTGGAGGCGGTTCCATGACCTCCAGCCCGCCCACTCGCGGCGTTAGCAACGACCGTAGTGACGGTGGCTGCAACGACCTCGACACCGACGGCACGGGCCTGGGCACCGCTGGTCGTCGCCCACGACCCACCCATACCGCCGGTCGTCCAGTTGACGAGGTAACTGACCTCTTGGCCGTACTGGGACGACAGGTTGTCATCGTGGATTTCCGTGCCCTGCGCTGGGGTGACGTTCTCTGCGGTGCGGTGGGTGACCACCGCCACGAAGGCGTTATTCGCGCTGTTCAGCGCACTGGGCGTAACGGAAAGGCTCGTACCTGTCGCAGCACCTGCCGCCGACTTGTAGTTGGCGGTACGGATGGCCCCGACCCCGGTCTGGATACCGGTGAACTCGAAGACCTCGTAGGCGTTCCCGGTCACCGGGGTTGCGGTCGCGGTGATGACCAGCGTGCCGCTACCCGAGCAGTTGTATCCGTACCACAGGCACAGCTTGTTCGTGCCGTTCGCAGAGTTGATGGACGCGCCGCACTGCTGCCACGTCCCACCGAGACCAGAGATGGACGAAACATCGGGGGGTGTGGTCGATGCGTACGCAACAGCGACGAACACCACGCCGGACGAGGGCGTGATGGACGCCGTCGTCATCGACGCCGCTGCTGCGGGGTGGCCCGATGTCAGCGCAACGCCAACGACGGCCATCGGTCACCCCATCCCGCGTAGTGCGGACCTCAGTCGATGAAGATGGACAGCGCGGCAGCTGCGATGCGGAACGTGTCTCCCGAGTTCGTGGTCTTGCCGACGACCTTGCGCACCATGCCCCCACCGTTACCGGTGATGGCGAGCGCACCGCCGCCCTGGGTCGTGCTGACCAGGAACGTGTCGGTCGCGAGGCTGGTCGAGATGACCCAATACAACGTCCCCGCGGTGACACCCGCTGGCAGTGTCTCCCCTTCAATCGTCTCGAACACGACACGGTCATCTGCCACGAAGCCGTGCGCCGCGGACGAGAAGAGGTCGGTCGAAGCAGACAGCACGTTCACGAACACGCGACCAACCGTCGAGAACCAGCCGGTCCAGAAGCAGTTCGCACCCGTTGGCGGTACACCTGAACCCGCGGCGTCCCAGATGCTCCACCCAACGACGCCGGGTGCGGCGATGGCGGGCATCGACGTGAAGTCGATGTTCGCGCTGTTCGAGAGCGTCCCGGCCGATGCCACACCGAAGTCCGCCTGGACGCGGGCGATGGACGCGACGTTCGTGGTCCCGGCCTCGCCGGGGTCACCGGTATGCAACTGCACGTAGGGGTTCCCCGCCGGGAAGCCCACGGTGTCAGCGTTGAAGATGGCATCGAGGACCTGAAGCTCCCCGTTGTCTGACATGGTCATGCCGTTACTCCCTTCGGAAGTCGACCTGGATGGTGACTTCGGTGACTGTACCGGACACCTGCACGACTTCTAGGACCAGGGCATCTCCTGCTGCGAAGGACCCGTTCTGGATGTCCTGGCCGATGTACCACTGGTTCGCGTTGACGAGCGACAGGTCCGACACGTTCAGGGCCTGGATGCCCTTGCGTGCCCGGACGATGCAACCGGTCCCACCGATACGGAACCCTCGGGTGGCTTCCACCATGCAGGCGTACGGCGCACGCCACACCACCACGTCGAGGGCACCGATACCGTCCGGGTCGGTGACCACGGTGCCGCGTTCAAACTTCGTCGAGGCGGCGTCCAGTTCTTCGATGGCGTCCTGCACGTTCGTGGCTGCGATGGTCCCGCTGGGTTGGAACGTCACCTGCTCCCCCACTGCGGCGGATGCCGCCAACCCAACGGGGTCGTCCGCACCGACGACAGACACCAACTTCACGTCCAGGACCAGCGTTAGCTCACGTGGGATGGGCGTCGACTGCACCAGCCAGACCGAATCATCGGGCAGTCGCAGGTGGTCACCGAGCCGGATGTCGGTGGTCTTCGGAACGGTCACCGTCGTGACCATCGTCGGCCTCAGCCATGTGTCTTCCAGCTGAAGGCCGATAGCCCGCTGCACCATCTTCATCGGGACGCCAGTCGCGACAGCGACCCAAGAACGCTCGCGCTGGCCCATCCCGTCGTCGACGTACTGCGGACGTTCAACCGTGCAGGTCTGACCGAGGAAGTCGAAGACCGTGGCTTCGATACCCGCCTGGTCGGTATCCGACAGGTAGGTCACCTAGGGACCCCACTGTTCGTTCACCGGGAGCCAGTTGTGGGTCTGCGGGTACATATCCCGCCGCGTCAGTTCGGTGTTCGTGACGCGGCCCCGTCGCCGGAAGCGGTCGGCCATCTCCAACAGGTTCGCAATCTTCTGGCTGCGCTGATAGCTGCCCGAGCCGTCGCTGAAGTCGAACTCCAACTTCAGGTGGTCGGCCCACGCTTCCAGCACGTCGGATGCCGCGAGGTTCGTGTCGTAGGTGTAGCCGTGGATGTAGACGATGGTGTCGATGTTCGGCGGGTCCGCCAAACGCCAGTACCCCTCGGCGGGCAGGGCGACCGACAGGGCGTAGGGACTGACGCCGTCGTGCAGCACCGCGTCGGCACCCCACCACCGGACATCGGTGAAGACCTCACCTTCTTCCGTGGCGTCCAGGACGCCGTCGTCCACTTCTTCCCGGCGGTCCGTCAGGAAGACCTTGATGTCGGCGAGGGACAGCCCGCCCCCACCGACGACAGCCCCGCCGTTCAGCGTGACCCCGCACGTGCGGAGCACCTGCCGAACGACAGGGTCATCGTCAGCAAGGACGGGTGGCCCGAAGACCAGTGCCACCCGTCCTCCCTTCCTGTTACGGAACCAGCGTGTAGGTGAACGTCGAGAGCAACTGCGGGTACACCGTCTTCGCACCGAAGACGTACAGACCACGCAGCGCGTCCGCGAACAGGGTGTCGGGCCGGTACGCCTCCGTCCGCAGAATCTGCTCTGCGAACGAATACGCCATCGGGTGCCCGGCGATAACCGTGTTGTTGGAGGGCGAGTTGTTGGTCTGGTACACGTCGAACCCTGCGATACGACCCACCAGGCCGTTCGCCAGGATGTTGTCACCCGTGGGCGTGGCGTGGAGGAAACGGTCGTCCTTCAGGATGGTCGCGTAGAAGTCGGGCGGTAGGACAATCCACCGACCTTCGAGCGGGCAGTTGTTCTGGGACAGCTTCGTCCCCATGTCCACGATGCGCTCGTAGCCCTCATCGTTGGAGATGTCGACGGTCAACGCACCGAACTTGTTCCCGGCCAGAGCGTCGGTCGTCATCGCGGTCGCGATGTATTTGTCCGACTTGTCGCGAAGGCCCCACGCCGCCGTCCGGGACGACTCGTCCATCAGCTTCGGGAACGACTGCACCGCGTCGATGTCGTCGATGGCGAAGTTGAAGTAGAACGCCTGGTCGATGGTCAGGACCGTCTCGTTGTCGGTCAATGCGTCTGGTGCCGCGATGGGTGTGTCCTTGGTGTACGTCTTGATGGTCACCGGAGACACACCGATGATGTGGACCGTATCGCCGAAGTCCCGGATGTCGCCCTCGTAATCACGGTTCACGATGCCCGGCGCGCCGTAGACGTGCGCGTTGAGCAGGTTCGCCTTGATTCGGGCCGCCCAGACTTCGGGTTGGGCCTTGGTGATGGACATGGACCCTCCTAACGGCGGATGTGCTTCGTGCCCCTAGTACCGGTCCCCTGTGCTTCTAGCACCGGCTGGACCTCAGCCCATCGCTCGTTGATTTCGTCGGATGTCATCCCTTCGATGTCATCCATCGTCAGCTGCCCCGGCTTGGAAGCAGGCTGGGTCGTCGACGAGTTCGAGGGTGCCGCTGCCTGCTTGCGCGTGTTGGGCTGCGCCTTCAGGTAGGGGCGGTCCACGATGAGGTCTTCCAACAGGTCCCCGATGTTCATGGGCCTGTCGCCGTCGTAATCGACCGAGTCCTTGTCCAACAACCGGAACGCGGCGTCGGGGTCAACGATGTCCAGCTTCTGCGCCTTCAACATGACCTCGTTCTGCAAGCGAAGGGTCTTCGCGTTCCCTTCGGCTACCTGCAACCGGGCCTGCTGTTCGGCCACCTTGTCCATCGCTTTCTGCATCTCGGACTTGCCCTCGTCGTCCTTTACCTGAAGCGCGTCCTGCGCGTCCTTCAGCTGCTTCTGCGCGTCCTTCAGCGCAGTGCGGAACTTCGCGGCGTCATCCCGTGCCCGACGTAACTCGTTCTCGGCGGCACCACCTGCATTGTTCGGCAGCGCAGCCGTGTCCTGCACGTTTGCGCTGGTTGCCGTGGTGGTATTCGTCGAGTGCTGCTGTTCCGCCGACGTGTCCTGCGCGTCGGGGGTGGGGTCCTGCCCCGATGTATCCTCTGGCATCTCGCCCTCCTTCTACCAGGGCGGATGATACCTACCTTCGTCCCGGTGTTCCATCGGGCAGAGACTGTTTCCACTTGGCCCACTTCTGATACGACTTCGCGTGGAAGACCTGTTCCTGGTACCAACGAGCGTCGGCGGGGTCCATCCGCTTCAGCGCGGCGTCGACCGCGGGCCAGTCCTTGTGCGCCATCGCACGCTCGAAGTCGTCTTCGGGGTCGTTCACAGGTACCGCTCCCTCGTCAGGAAGTCCAGATGGCCGTCGATGGACTTCTTCGTGTGGTCGACGAAGCGACCGTGGTGCTTGCGCCGGTACAACTCGACCTTGTGCTTCAGCCACGTCGACCGCTTGCCGAGCGGTATGTTCATCAGGTCGTACGCCAGCTGCGCACCGGGGGACCCTAGCTGGGACTGCGCATCGCCGTTCCAGGGGTACTCGATGCCTTCCGCGATGGCGTCCAACGCCTGCACCGACAGGTTGTAGCCCTTCGTCGTGTCGTGGTTGACGACATCGCGGGCGAACGCCTCGTTGTAGTTGTAGGACTTCGACGCCGATTGCAGCATCACGGTCCACCGACGCGCCAACAGGTCGGCGGGACCTTCCTCCAACCAGGAATACAGCTGGTAGTCGTCGGGGTCGGTCGTCTGATGGTCGCTGAAGCTGTGCAACAACTCATGGACGACCGTGTGCAACTGGCGGACACGCATCATCGCCTGCCAGTCCGGGTCGTCCAGATGCGTCTTCTCCTTGGCGAACACCTGCGTGTTGAACCAGATACCGGACGCCCAGTGCTTCACACCAGCGGGCGGTGGGTCACCGAACTCGGGCCACGGTTCGCCGACTTCGAACAGGCCGTTCCAGTTGGACTTCAGCCCGCTTCGGGCGAGGAAGCGGTACACCCAGGGCACGTCCCTGCGGACGACGCGGGCGACCCGCTGCTTCTCGGCGGTATCAGCGAAGGTCATATGGGACGTGTCGACCTCCCAGCCCTTCGGGATGGCGGTCTGCGACGTGGTGCGGACCCACTTCGTCGGGTAGGGGTCAAACCCCTGGGTGCGGTCGAAGAACTCGTCCTCGGCGATGACCAGGTCGTAGATGGACACCCGCTTCTTGGCTCCTGATTCGACCAGCCGACCGATGGGGGCCTGCCGGTTGAACAGCTGGTTGTCGGACATGCGGCGCATCGCCGGGAGCGCGAAGCGGTTGCGGAAGTTCCGCAGCGGCACGACCCCGTGCTTGCCTTCATCGACGAGTTCGGACAGGTCCGCGTCGCCTTCTTCCCACATGCGG